GAACGATTCGGTTCCGTCCGACGCTTAAAGGGGACCGTTATTGGCGCGCCGCCGTTACGACGACCGGCGAACCCGGCGCGACCGCGACGGCGAAAGAAATCGTCCTTTCCTATGTCTGCTGATACCTTAAGGAGTTTTAAATATGGCTGTTACTAATTGGCACGACGTGCTGAAGTTTCAGGGTTTCGACGGTGGGAAAGAAATCGCCGACGAGGTTCGGCTTGCCGTCCCTGAATTTACCGGAACCGACGGATTCGGTTCGACTTTCGATATTTCCCGCGGTCAATCCGTAACCGATCAGGACTTCATCGAGGGTTTGATTCGAAAAGACGAAACGCCCGCGGATCCGTTCCGCAACGTCAACGAGGGTCTAGTCGCGTCTAAGGGCGTTTATGAACGGACGCTGTTCAAACTCTGCAACGCCGGCGGGTTCGTGCAATACGACCGCGCGTTGATCGACCGCGACCGTACCCGCGGCGCGCTGCTCATGCGCGCCGAAGCGGTTCGCGTTCTGGAAGACGCTATTCGCGCGTTGGGCGTTCAGTTCTTCTATGGGGGTTCCGCCGACGGTTCCGCGTCCGCTAAGGGCTTTCAGGGGCTTGAGGCGTTCGTTGGTTCCGAACAAACGATTTCCGCCGGCGGTACGGCTGGCGCCGGCGCTCAAACCGGATTGACGTCGGCGTATTTCGTCAAATTCTCCGAAGTGAACGGCGTTTGCTGGTTGTTCGGACGGGGCGGTTCGTTCGATCTGTCCGATATCGAGCGCGCTGAAATCGCGGATCCGGCGGACGCGTCGAAACTTGTCCCGGTTTACCGTCAATTGTTGGAATTCTATCCCGGCTTGGCGTTCAACTCCAAATACGCCGCGGCGCGAATCGCCAACATTCAGACGGGTTCGACGGCGACTCCGGCGAATATTTCGACGACGGCGTTAACGGATACTCATCTGCTGATCGCGCTCGACGCGTTCAAGGGCGATCGTCCGGACGTGCTCTTTATGAGCCGCAAGGCCGGCTTATTGCTTGGCGCGTCTAGGGTTCCGGCCGTTACGATTTCGGGAAAAACGATCGTTTCCGGCGGCGTGGACGTTCCGCGCGAATTTTACGGGATCCCGATTTTGTATACGGATTCGCTCAACGCTAACGAGGCGGCCGTCTGAAATGGCGAAATCTCGAATCAACGCTAGGATAGAAGCGGCGATCAGACGCGCGTCGGAACGGTACGCGTCGGCGAACTATTATTTCGTCGATCCGAACGGCCGGCGGTTCGCGCTGGTCGCCGTCAAAAAGGATTCTGGAACCGACGCGATCGCGCCGGTTTCCGGCATCGCGTCCGCGCGTCGGTTCGAGTTCGTCTGTACGAAACAATCGTTCGACGATGCGGTTCGCGCTCTTATCCGCTCGTCTGAACAGCAGGTCGCGCCTCTGTTCGAATCGCTTCGCCGTTCGTCGATTATCGCCGTTCAGGACGGCGTAACGACGGCGACGTTCCGGTTCGACTTGGCGCGCCCTATTCAGGAAAATTCCCCCGATACCGGCTCCTACAGGCTTTTTGTGTACGAAGATTAGATTCTAAAATGACAACATTCGCGCGCGCGTTCGATAATCTGTTACAAATCGCCGAATCTAGGGCGGTTGCGGTCGCGCGTGAGACGTGTAAATACGCCGCGTTCGACGTTCGCCGCGCCGCTCAACGGTCTATAAAATCGGGCGGAAAAAATCCCCGGTCTAAAAACTGGCAATTCTCAAAACCCGGCGAACCGCCGCGTTCGCACTTGGGAACGCTGAAAAACGCGATTCGATTCGAATCGAACGGTCCGGATTCCTACTTAATCGGTCCGGAACGCGTCGGCGCGTCTAACGCCTTAAAGGCTCTTGAATATGGCGGAACCGGCACGTTCCGCGAAACCGATTATTCCGCGCAGTACGTCGCGAAACGCCGGCGGCGAACGCGCGCCCGTTCGTTCGATTCGGCAGAGATCCGCTGCCGCGTTCACGGGACCGTCCGCGCGTCGCGACCGGCGGCCGTTCGGCCTTATTATCTGTATTCAAAAGAGCTGAATCGCGGCGTAACCGTTCGGGAATATAAATATTTTTATTCACGCGAGGAATGGATCGCCGCGGCGAAATCGCCGGCGTTTCAATCTTGGGCGCGACAACAATCCCGGCAGACGACGACGACGGTCCAAATCGCCCCGCGTCCGTTCATGCGGCCCGCGCTGGCTTCTCAAACGACGCCAACAAAAAACGCCGCACGTTTAACCCGTGCGGCGCGCAAAATCGGCGGATAATTGTCGGCGGAACGATTACGCAAAAACGGCCGCGTTTCCGCGCCGCGTATTGCTGACGATTTGCCGAAGGTATCCGGTTTGCGTTCGCTGTTCGATCAGCGTCTGCTTGTCGTAATCGACCGAGGCGACGGTCGCCGCCTGCCATGCGTTGAAGGTTCCGCCGACGGACCGGCCGACGTTCGCCGCCATGTCGGCGACGGCGTCGGAAACGCTCTGATATTTGTCTTCCGTTTCTCCTAACCTGTTTAACGCCGCGGCGATTGTCGCGGAATCGCCCGTTTGCTGTGCCGCCGTCAGGTCGTTCATCGCCTGCTGCAGGTCCTGTTCCGCTAAGGCTAACCGTTCCAACGGCGACGCGAACTTTTCGAAACGCTTCCGTTCCGCTTCCGCGAGCGCCTTGTCGCCCTCTTGCTGTTTTCTTTGCCGTTCCGCTTCCGCTTGCCGTTCGATTTCCGCCTGACGAATCCGTTCCGCTTCCGCCTGCTGCCGCGCTTTGTCCTGTTCGCGCTGAATCTGCGCGTTCGCGCTTGCGTCCACGGCGAGCGCCTGCCGCTGATAAGCGGCCGCGTTCGGATTCGTGCGAAATAGATTGTCGACGGCGTTCGAATCGTTCCAGTCGACTTCCCCGTTCGGGTCCGCCAACTTGCGCAACTCGGCGATTAAGCGGTTTCGCCGGTCCTTTATCGCGTCGATCCGCTGATCGAGCGCGCTCTTCTCTTCCTCTGTGCCTTTTTTGATGAAATCGGCGACGGCGTCGGATTCCGTAACCGCGGAAACGGTCGCGGTTTCCTGTATCGTTTCCACGGTCGAACGCGTCGCCGTCTGACTTAGCGCGTCCAGCTCTGCCTGCCAACTTGCGATTTGGGCGCGCGTCTTTTCTTTTTGCGCGTTCAGGCGCGCCTGAAATTTCGGGTCGTCTTTAATCATCGCGAGCTTGAGCTCGTCGGTTGTGTCGTAATATTCTAGGCTTGTGAAATAATCTTTCCACGATTGCCCGTATTTTTTACCTATTATCGTGTCCAAATCGGAAACGCTGTTTTTCGCTAACTCTATATCGAGCGCGCCCGTGTCTAGGTTCGTCTGCGCTTCTTTAATCGCCGCGGCCAGCTCTCGCTTGCGGTTTTCGTTCATGCGCTCGTTCAGTTCCGCCTGCGCTGCGCTCGCTCCTTTAATCTTGCCCGTTACCGTATCGACGGAAATCCCGACGTCGCCGTATTTTTGCCGAAGCTGTTCCGCTAAGCGCGCCGCTTCCGCGATTTCGCCGTTCGAGAGCTGCTGCTTTTGGCTGATCTGCTCTAACGTCTTTAATCGCTCCAAATCGGCGCGATCCTGTTCCCGCGCCGCTTCGCCCTCATCGAGCGCCGTTTTGGCGTCGTCGCTGAATTTCGGGACGCTGGAAACCGCGGCACGGTACGCGACGACGGCCGCGACTGCGCCGGCGATCGCGCCCGCCAACGCCAACCACGGATTAACTAATATTGCCGCTTTTAATCCGGCTAAAACGCGGCCAAGCGTCGCCGCCGCCGTCGATATGCCCGCGAACGCTTTCGTTCCGACAAAAATCGCCGACGTCAAACCGGCGATTCCAACGGCGATCCCGCCGATCGATTTCGTCAAAATCGGATTGTTTTCGACGAATTCGGTAATCGCGGAAACGATTCGCGCGACGCTGTTCGCCGCTTCAATCAGCGCCGGCGTGAGCAATTTCGACAAACTGATTCCGACGCCGGAAAACGCCGATTTCAGGCGCGTGGTCGCGTCGGTGAATTCCGCGCCGATTTTGGCCGTTTCCGCGTCAATCGATACGCCGAGCCGGCGCGCTTCCTCGCGTAACTGTTGCAAACCGTCCGGCCCCTGACTGAATAGCGGAAGCAGCGACGCGCCGGCGGAACCGAAGATTTTCATCGCCGCGCCGGCGCGTTCCGTCGGATCCGCGATCGACGAAATCGCGCGCGCGATCTGGTCAAACTGCTTTTCCGGCGACTTGCCGGCGATTTCGTCGATATTTAATCCTAGTATTTCGAACGATTTCCGCGCGCGCGCGCTCCCATTTTGGGCGGCGACGAGCTGCCCCGCCATGCTGC